CTAGTTTGCCCCGATTTTAAGGTAATCTTTTGTAGCTTCATTAAAATAACCTCCTGTTAGCATTTTATTTTTGTACATTTCTAATCTTGTGTAAGCAAAATCATAATCTACATTAAATAGTTGCATAATGTCATATATTTTATAGTTGTATAGCTTGTCCAACATAAATGTTGGAATACAACAGTGGTAACAAAAATGTTCTGCTTGCCACTCTTGTAGTTCGGTAAACAGTGGTGGCAAAAACTCTTGTCTACCAGCATGCCATAGAGCGTGAGTTAACTCATGAGCAAAGTCTCGCCACTGTTCTTCTGTTGTTTGATAAAAGTTTAAAAAAATGATTTGTCTATCACTATGTCTAATGGACTCACTTTTAAATTCCCAATACCGGACTGGAATTCTTAATGCTTTAGAGATATTTGTAATACTTAATTGGTGTGGATGCTTGATATTAATGCTTAAAAGCATATCTTTGATGAAATCCTCTGTTCTTGAATAGTAATACATGAATACCCTCTTTTCGAATGTACGTTCTGTTTTTAGGTTTAAGGGAAGGCGCGTAATTGATTACGCGCCCTAAATAATAACTATTGCAAGTTAAATATTATTTGGTCAGTTTCCCAGAAGCTAGGTTCAAAAATTAATTGCAAACTTTTATCCCCTTTTGGTTGTTCAAAAGGAATAGTTCCAGTGACATTTCCATCTGGTGCTAGCTCACCAGATTCTAAAGAAGTATCGGAGTCAACTGTTATCATTCCTTGATCTACAATTTGACCATCACTGTTTTTCATTTTGAAGTTAAAAGGATTGTATGTGATGTTTTCATCACCTTTATTTTCAATGGAAACGTGCACAATAACATATTCGTTACCTTCGCTCGGTTTATCAAAGTCGTTGCCATCTGATTTTTCTACTTTTGTAACTTCCACAATCTGTCCGTCTAATTCTACTTTTTCTCCGACGCCAAATTTTTTGTTTTCCACTTCTTCTTCTTTACTCTTCTCTTCTTTTTCATCAGATTTTTCTTCTGTTTCGCCCTCAACTTTTTTCGGCTCGTCAGATGCTGAATCATCTTCCACAGGTATTGCTATAAAACCTATGATAATAATTGCTATTAACCATACCCACCATTTCTTGTAAAAAGGCTTTTTTACTTTTTCAGCCATTTAAGACTCCCCTTTATTTATATTTGTAAGCTATGTAGTACATAGAGATTACCTATCATCAAACTCTTTTAAAGTTTCCCATATCTTCTTTAATCGGCGAATGTCCTCTTCATTGTTCTTGGGAAGCTCTCTGTACCAACGTTCAAGTTCAGGATCATTTATAAAAGATTCGAATTCCTCTTCTTCGTTAGCTTCATCGATGTAACCAGCTAAGCGGAGCAATTTTATATAAGGATATTTGTACGCTTTTGAAATTAAACGCAAAGTATCTGGAGAAGGATTAACATGTTTTCCAGATCGTTTGTCGAACCCCTTTTCAATTGTATCTAAATACGTATGACTAATACCAATTCGCTTACTGGCTTCTCTTAAAGATTCATTACCTCTTAATTCTTTTAGCAACTTCCCAATATCAGACATTTTATTCACTCCTGTAATACCTACTTTACAATATGTAATCAAAAAAAGAAATAGTGTTTTTGTAAATCATTGTTGACATTATTGTTATACTTGCGTTACATTACAAGCGGGAGGTGTTAAACATGAATAACAGATTAAGAGAGGTGCGGGTAGAAGTTGGAATGTCTTTATCTGAACTAGCAAGAAGAACTCAAGCGTCTCGACAGACAATAACTAATATAGAACTTCACGGGCAAGAACCTTCTGGCTTTCTTATGCTTTCTATAGCGCAGGCTCTAAATAAAGACCCACGAGAAATTTTTTTTGTTGATAATGTTATACAAGATTTACAAAAACAAATCGTTTAGGAGGTAATCAAATGAAACAATTAGTTTTTATTCAAAACGACAAAGTAGTGACTGACACTTTAACGGTAGCAGAAGTTTTTGCTAAACCTCACGACAAAGTTGTTAGGGATGTCAAAGTGCAAATCACTAAGTTGCATGAAGCTGGTGAGCAAAAATGGAGTACCGCCAACTTTGGCGAGACCCAATATCAGCACTTGCAAAATAAACAGTGGTACACAAAATTTGATTTAACTGAAGATGCTTTCGCAATTATAGCAATGTCTTATATAACACCGGAAGCTATGAAAATGAAAGTTAAGTTTTTAAGCGAGTTCAAAGCTATGAAAGAAAAGTTGCAACAACCGAGAGTTCTAACGGATAAAGAACAGTTAATGGCTTCAGTAAAACTAACACTTGAAGCTAATGAAGCTATTGAGAAACACGACAAACGACTTACTAATCTTGAAGAAACAATGCGTATTGACGGCTCGGAAGAATTTCGAATCCGAAAAAATGCTAACAGAAAAATAATGAAAGTCTTAGGCGGTAAAGAATCGCCAGCATATAAGGAGCTAAACAGAAAAGTATTTTCGAACTTCTGGCGTGACTTTAAAGATCATTTTACTATTCCACGCTACGGGGACTTACCTAAGAAGCAATTTGACCAAGGAATACGATTTATAGAACTTTGGCAACCAAGCACAACGCTTCTGTTAGAAATTAAAAATTCTAATAATCAACAAACAATGCAGGAGGTGATCTAATGCCAGTTACAACCTTTTCGGAAGAAGAGATTCAATCATTTGTCAGCGAGATTAAAAAGCAATTGGTGCCAGTTTTAATCAAAGAACTAGAGCAAAAACAATTACCTCCGTTACTTACTAGAAAACAATTCATGGAGCTTGTTGATATAGGTTCTACTAAATGCAATGAGTTGTTCAATAGAGAGGACTTCCCAGTCACAAGAGAATTTGGTCATCCACGGGTGGTAACTAAATTATTCTTTGACTGGGTAAACGAGAGTGCTAATCAATCGGAGGTAGGTTTGAGGTATCCTTATCGAATTATTTAAACACCGAGTGGGGGTCGGTAATTTCATTATAAAACACACAAAATCATATTACTGTGCAACCCACGCACATGTGCATTACTTGCACAAAAAGGGGGGTGAAATAATTGCAATTTGGAGCTGTTTTAAAAAAGATGCGGAAAGGTGCTGGTTTTAGTCAAGAAGATATGGCTGAAAGACTTCACATGTCTCGCAGTAATGTGTCTAGGCTAGAAAGCAACAAACTTGAGTTAAAAGCTGCAGATTTAATTAATTGGTGTAAACAAACACAGGCTCATGATTTATTAATAGCTTTTATTTATAACACGGATGCAGTAAGTGCAGTACAGCAATTATCCCAATTAATAACTGGCACTGTATTAAGATTCGGAGGTCTCATATGAAAGCAAACGATAATTATATTGCTCTATTCGGAATTTTACTATGTTTGTTTCTTGTATTTGAAAAGTTATAGGAGGGATCACATGAACTTAGAAGAACACTTTCTGCCAAAAGATATTAGTCATGCAAGTAAGGAATACATGTGTGCAATTGATCTTGCAGAAAGAACTGTAAATGCAATGTGTAACGCAAAATACGATGATGCAGAAATGCTAGCCAAGGATTTCTTAAAGTCAGTTGGAGTGCTCAATGAAATGAGCAGTCATAAATACAACCAAGATAAGTTTTATGCAACTGTACAAGATTTGGCTAGCCGAAAAATTAACGTCGAAGCGATACAGAGGCAATACAAATGAGCGATAAAGCACATGTAATTAAGATATGGGTCGCTTTTATAGTCATGATGGTGTTTCTTTATGTATCAATTGTGATTACTAGTTAGGAGGGAAATCATGAATGAAATAGATAAAGCTGTTGCTACAGAGTTGTTGAAACTGAGCAAGGAGGTTCTTGCGGAAGCAGATCTTGTTCATTATCCAGATAATCGTACCTATGAATCTGGAATAGCTGAAGGAAAATGGATGGCGTTTAAAAAAGTACACGAAATTATTATTGAACGTGTCAGAGAATTAAGTTCACCTAAAGAAAAAGACACGTCTGCCAACGTGTCAGTTGAATAACAAATCAATTATAAGCCGATTATACCACATTTATATAATCGGCCTCAATGGAGGGTTAAAAAGTGAAAGTAATTAAGTTGTTACATTTAAAATTAGTCAATTTCAAAGGAATTAAGGAATTTCAATTACCAACTAACGGGCAAGACCTTAATATTTATGCTCAGAATGAGGGCGGAAAGACAACAATATTTGATGCATTTACATGGTTACTTTTCAACAAAGGGAGCAAAGATAATCAGGATTTTGGCATCAAAACTATTAGTAATGGTGAAGTAGTCCATAACTTGAATCATGAAGTTGAAGCAGTGCTTGATGTTGATGGAAAAGAGTATAAGTTGAAAAAAGTATTCAAAGAAAAATGGACACAGAAAAAAGGTTCTGCCACCAAAGAATTCACAGGCCACACAACCAAGTATTTTAGTAGAGACGTTCCTATTAGCAAAAAAGAGTATGACGATCTAATAAAAGAGATTATTGGCACAGATCAAGTAGATTCATTCTTAAAACGTTACAAGAAAATGAAGGTAGAAAATGTATTCAAATTATTGACAGTCCCTAATTTCTTTGTAGATGGTCTGCACTGGAAGGAGCGTCGTGAGCTGCTGTTGGAAATTACAGGTGATATATCAGATGAGGAAATCTTAGATAGTGAAACTATGTTTGAAAAATTGAAGAACGCATTGAATGGAAACAGCATTGAAGATCATAAGTTAGTTATCGCCAGTAGGAAAAAAGAAATAAATGATCGCTTAAAAGTTATTCCAGAGTTAATTAATGAAAATCACCTTAACATACCTGATTTAAATGGGTTGGATGAACAAAAGATTCATAAACAGATTGATAAATTATCCAGTGAAATAGATCTGAAAAATGATCGTATTTCCGCACTTAAAAATGGTGCTGAAATCAACGATTTGAAAAAACAAATCAGCAATATTGACTATGAAATAAACAATATCCGAAACGAACATGCTCAGAATGAAAAGCAAGAAGTGTTTAAGTTGCAGGCAAGACTCCAAGAAGAAAAGTCCAATCTTTCTATTTTACAAGGTGACGTCAAAGGGAAGATGCAACAAAAATCTGCGAACGATGAACGTATAAAAGACATCGAACGCCAACTGGTTGAACTACGGGAGCAATATAAAGAAAGTCAGGAACAGTACAGGTTGCAGAATGAACTCACTTTTGACCATGAAAGTAATTGTGTTTGTCCTACTTGCGAACAGGATCTTCCAGAAGAAAAAATTGAAGAGGCAGTGGCCAACTTTAACCGTAACAAATCAAATCTTTTGGAAAAAATTCAAGGACGTATTGAGGATTTGAATAAAAAAGGTCCTGAACTTGCCAAAAAAGTTGAGGAGATAAAGAAAGAAAACGATGTTGTACAAGCTGACATTGACAAGATAACGGAACAGGGAAGTAAGAAAAAGGAAGATATTGAGAAGTTGGAAGAAAAAATCAAAAAAGCGGAGTCTACTGTAACCCCGATTGAAGAAACCCAGGAATATAAAACATTAGTGAAACAAAAAGAATTGATAGAACAACAGATTGAACAATTGCAACAGTCGGTATATGAATCTGTTAACGGAGTTCGAGAAGAAATTAAAAGTATAAAAGAAGAACAAGGTAAGCTCCAAGTTGATCTATCTAAAATATCCCAATCGAAACAGATTCAGGAGAGAATAAACGCTTTAGAAAATGAACAAAAAGACTTGGCAGAACAGTACGAATCAATGGAGCATGAGGATTATTTAATTAATGAATTTACAAACAAAAAGGTTCAATTAATTGATGAAAAAGTAAGTAAATATTTCGAGATTACTAGGTTCAAAATGTTCGAGAAGCAAGTCAATGGTGGTCTAGATGATCGATGTGAACCGACTTATAAAGGGGTTCCATTCTCTGAAGGTTTAAATGACGGAGCGAAGGTTTCTGTAGGTATAGACATTATCAATGTGTTGTCCAAACATTTCGGTATTCAGGCACCTATATTCTTTGATAACGCTGAACAAGTTACAAAATTCTTAGTGGAACCAGTAGCACAAATGATTGCTATGTATGCGTCTGAGAAGGACAAGGAATTACGTGTTGAAACAAAACCAAAAGAAGAATCAGAGGTGGCTTAAATGTCTAAATACGATATATCTGAAAGTATAAGAGCACAAAAAGAATATCTGGAAAGAACGGGAAGTCCTGACTTTCCTCCGGCTTCCGGCCGTTGTTGGAATTGTGGACTTAATATATACGAACAGCACTATTGGAAAATTGAAAATGGAAGAAAAGTACCTGTTTCTACTAAAAAAGAAGCAAGATTAATAACTGGTATAACCGTGGAAAAGGCTGGAAGTGAATTAGTTACTGGATGTCCACATTGTAATAGAAGTTATTGTGATTAATTAAGGAGGAATAATGCATGACGAACAAAAATCAGGTAGCAATTATCCAAAAAGACATTACAGATGATGTAAATAAAAGCTTAACAAGGTTGCAAGATGATGGATTACAACTCCCAGTAAATTATAACGCTAGTAATGCTTTAAAAAGTGCGTTTTTTAAACTACGAGAAATCAAGGATAAAAACGGAAAACCAGCATTGGAAGTGTGTACGAGGGAATCGGTAGCCAACTCTTTGTTAGATATGGTTGTTCAAGGTTTGAGTCCTGCCAAAACGCAATGTTACTTTATCGTTTATGGTAATCAACTACAACTTAATCGTTCTTATTTTGGCACACAGGCTGTACTGAAGCGACTTATGAATGTGAAGGATATATGGGCAAATGTCATTTTTGATGGTGATGTTTTTGACTATGAAATTGATGGTGGTCGTGAAAAGCTATTAAAACATGAAACAAAATTCCAAAACAGGGATAACGATATCTTAGGTGCTTATGCAGTCGTTAAGACCAGTGATGACGAGGAAATACTAACCGTTATGACGAAGAAAGAAATCCATGCAGCTTGGGGTCAGTCGAAATCAAAAGGACAAGCAGTGCATAATAAATTCCCTCAAGAAATGGCAAAGCGAACTGTTATTAACCGAGCTGCGAAAGCTTTTATTAATACCAGTGATGATAGTGATTTATTAGTTGATGCGATTAATAGATCCACGGAAAACGAGTATGAAAATGAACGGAAAGACGTTACTCCAGTTGAAGATGCACAACAGCAGATAGAGCAACATGCAAACTCTGAAGAAATTGATTTTGCTGATGTTCAAAAAGAGGAGTCGGAACAAGAAATTATCGATGCTCCAAAAGAAAAAACAGAACATAGTAAACAGGCGGAAACCCAATCACAAGTGCAACAAGAGTCGCAACAACAAACAATTAATGATATGCCTTCTTGGTGATCGATATGATAGAGATTAAAACTCTCGCATCTGGAAGTAAGGGGAATTGTTACTGGATATCTGACGGTAGCACTCCCTTACTCCTAGAGTGCGGTATTAGTTACAGAAACATTCAAATAGCGCTTGATTTCAACACAACAGATATTGCAGGGGTATTAGTAACTCACGAGCACAAAGATCATTGTAAGGCTGTAAAAGAAGTGGCCAATCGAGGATTAAATATCTACATGTCAGAGGGTACAAAGGAAGCGATCGGTATTAAAAATCACCGTATAACAACGGTGGTGTCCAAAAAGAAATTTGATATAGGTACGTGGTCCATACTGCCATTTGATGTAGAGCATGATGTATCAGAACCAATGGGGTTCTTGCTTCAAAATAAGGACGGTGACAAGCTTCTATTTGCTACAGACACCTATTACATTCGCTATAGATTCAACGGCTTAACACACCTATTAATTGAGTGTAACTATAGCATGGATATTTTGGAACAAAACATTGCATCTGGGCTTATTCCAGAGGTGATGAAAAGAAGGTTAATAAAGTCACACTTTAGTCTAGAAAATGTTAAAGAATTTTTGAAATCTAATGATCTATCGAATGTGAAAGAAATTCACCTACTTCATTTGTCAGATAGCAATAGTCATGAAAGTCGATTTAAGCAAGAAATTCAAGAGTTAACTGGAAAAGTAGTCTATATAGCTTAGGAGGTGACACGATGAGAGATGGATGGATAAAGCTATACAGGGAAGTATTTGACTCTGATATATGGCACGACGTCACCACATTTCGGCTTTTTATATTTTTGATTGGCAAAGCAAGTCATAGAGACGGCTTTAAATATAAAGGCATGATTTTAAACGAAGGTCAGTATGTAAGTTCCTACAGAAAGCTAAGAGATGCACTAGCTTACAAAGAAGGAAGAGGGTATAAAAAATACTCACTTAGCACAGTTAAAGCTTGTGTTAATAAACTCATTAAGGCTGAAAGGGTGAACGTTAAGGAAACGGAACTAGGAACACTGTTCACCATTGTAAACTATGCGAAATATCAGGAGTTAGAGGACACAGGAAAAGAAAGTAAGAACACATTAAACGAGAAAGTCCGAACTAATGCCGAACTAACTCCGAACGATGTCCGAACGAAGTCCGAACAAGATCAAGAATTAAAGAATTTAAGAATTAAAGAATTATATACTACTACTTCTACTACTGCTGTGGAAGAAGTGGCCAATTTTTATCAAGAGAACTTTGGGGGAGCTGGTTCTTATGTGCAAGAATCGATTTGTTATTGGGTTGATGATGTCGGAAAAGATTTAGTAATCGAAGCAATGAAAAGAGCATTAAAGCAAAACAAAAGAAACTGGGGATATGCAGAACGAATTCTTAGATCTTGGATGAATAAAAACATAAAAACGGTTAAGCAAGCAAAGGCGGAAGATATAGAATTCCAAAGCCAAAAGATGGCTAAGCATCAAAGATATTCTAAGCCACAAACGCAAGCACCAGGAGCTCCAGTGCCTGAATGGTTTAGACAACAAAAGCAACAGCAGAAAGCTCAGAAAGATAGCCAGTCGAGTAATATCGGTGATGCAAACGAGCAAAAGGAACTCGAGCAATTGCTTAAACAATATTCTAGTGGGTAGGTGGAGAAATGGAGCAATTAAGCTTATTTGATCAAAAAGAAAATAAAGCAGTAGTTATTCCCGAAGATGTCATTTCTCCGTTAGAATCCTCTAAAAGCGTAAAGTCGAAGGAATTCAAGAAACAACAGATGCGTTGGAGAGAATGGGTTATGGCAGTACAGGCTACTCATAATTGTTCTTGGTTCGAAGCGAGAAAACTATTGCTAGAACACAGGAATAGCCAAAGATCTATAGCAATTAAATTGGTTGAATAAGCTGCAAGGGGGCAGTCAAGTGAAACATATTGTCTTTTACAGTGGTGGAATTGGTAGTTGGGCAACTGCAAAAAGAGTGATTGCCAGACAAGGTAAAGAAAATGTAGTTCTTCTTTTTACAGATACCCTAATTGAAGACCACGATTTATATAGATTTATAGACGAAACTGTGAGGGAGATGGATGTAGATTTAATTTGGTTAGAAGATGGGCGCACTCCTTGGGAGGTATTCAAAGATGTTCGTTATCTTGGAAACTCAAGGATTGCGCAATGTTCACACCTTTTAAAACAAAAGCCTGCTAACGACTGGATAAAGACTCATTTTAAACCAGAAGATTGCATCCTTTATTTGGGGATTGATTGGTCTGAATCACATCGAACTAAAGCACCTTTGAGGAATTACGCATCTTATAGAGTTGAGTTTCCAATGTGTGAGGAGCCGTTCAGAACAAAAAGTGATCTAATATCCGAATTAGAGGAGTTGGGGATTGAGCAACCAAGGCTTTATAAAAAGGGATTCGCTCATAATAATTGCGGAGGTTTTTGTGTAAGGGCAGGACAAGGACATTTTGCTCACCTGCTCAAAGAATTGTCAGATTTATATAAACATCACGAAATCAAAGAGCAAGAAATGAGAGAGTTTCTAGATAAAGATGTATCGATTCTGAGACGTACCAGGAATGGTGAAAAGATCAATTTGACACTAAGACAGCTTAGGGAAGAGGTTGAGTGCAAAAAAACAGATCAAATTGATATGTTCGATATAGGAGGCTGTGGCTGTTTCGTTGAGTAGTTCCGCAGTTCGAAGCAAGACAAGCAAAGGAAGGAGAATAAACGTGGTTTACACAGGAAAACGAGGTATGGCGTTTGAAAACACACTAAATTACACGAATCAGATATATCTTAATCAAGGACGAGCCATCATCAATAAACGACCTACGCCAGTAAAAGTGCTGAAATCAAAAGGTACAAGGGTACTTAAAGGCTTCTACGAAGAAAAGAGCACGGTCGATTATGACGGTGTATACAAGGGTAAATCCATTGTTTTTGAAGCCAAGTCTACTAAAGAGAAACGGTTGCCGTTGTCCATCATATCGGATCACCAAGTTAAATATCTGGCGGACGCTGAAAAACTCGGAGCCATATCATTCCTTATCGTGGATATGAGGGCGTTAGGAGAGGTTTTCCTTGTTCCGAGTAATATGCTTCGAAAGTATACAGAAGAAGCCAATCAAGGCGGCAGAAAGTCCATTCCAATTCGTGATTTGGAAGTATATGCGCAACTGGTCAATTCAGAAAACGGTGTGCCGTTGGATTACCTGAGTGTTGTCGATAAATTAATAGCTGCAGAAACGGCGTGAGGTCTCAATCTAATAAAAAATAGGAGTGATCGCTATGCATATGTGTGTTACATGCGGTAGACGTTTGAAAGATAGCAAAAGCATTGATAGAGGATATGGTCCTGTTTGTTATAAAAAACATTTAAAAGCTCTCTCGGATAAAGAATTTGAAAAGAAACAATTAACTATTGATGAGGTTATGGAGAAATGGCACGTCAGGTTATAACAACACGAAAAGAGGCTTAAAAAAGCCTCTTCCATACTAATGAGAACAAACGTTCCCCTTAAATATATTATCATATCGAGAGGGGAAAGAAAACCAACCATGCAAGCTTTAGGGGATAGAAACGATACTTTAAATAAATTTCATGTGGTTAGATATAAGAATTACCCTAAATCAGTTGTGTCCTTTCCACGTGATAAAAGGACATTCCATCCTACTCAAAAGCCGGAAGATTTATTTGAGTACTTGATTAAAACTTACACAAATGAAGATGAAATTGTGCTGGACAATTGCATGGGTTCTTGCACAACTGCAATTGCAGCAGATAATGCGAATCGCAACTGGATTGGATTCGAAATAGAAAGTGAATATTGTCAAAAGGGTAAAGAGAGAATAAATACAAATAGAGAGCGAATAGGGCTGCCTTCAGTAGATGTGAAAACACTAGATAATAAATAGGAGTGAAGCCTTTGACAAAAGGAAGGTATATTGCAGGAAGTTTTGCTTTTGTATGTCTAATAGCATTACTGATTGTTTCAGTTGTTAAATATCAGCAGTTAAGTAGGACCGTCGAGGAACAAGAAAAGAAAATAGAAATGCTGCAGGAAGAAAACGCATTGCTGCATGATGAAAATTGGAATTTAAACCAGCACCTAATGAAAGAAGTGGCTGAATAATGGATTTAATAAAGGGTAGTATTAAAAAATTACCTGAGGAAGATCTGTTAATTCTCTACCAAGATGCAACTAATAGAATTGGTTCTAATTCTTTAGGTGGAGATCCGGATCCTGTTTATATTAAGAAGCAAGAATCGATAATCGAAGCCATTCAAGAAGAATTAAAAGCTAGAGAGACTTAAAAATAAAAAAGACAGGATTCCTCCTGTCCAGCACATACTTATTATAACATAGGAGGAATCCTTGTGAGATTAAAAGATATTCAAATAAATCCTGAAACTATGACTTTGGAAATAGATCTACTTAAACAAAAAGAGAACTTCGTAGTTGTTGTATGTGAAGGGAAGGCTAAACTCACTGAGTTACCAGTCCACGGAGAAACGAAAATCGTCACACATCAAGGTAAGGTTAAGAGGGTTAAATTTGATGAGGGGGAAGAATTTTAAGACTTAACTTTAAAAAAATATAAGTATTTGCAGAAAAACTTTAAAAAAAACCTCTTGTTATGTATAATTATCGAGAGTCATTATTATAATAATAGGGGGAAGATGTATGAGATATTTTCAATTTGATGAAGAGTTAGCTCAAGGAATTGTAGATGGAATACTATTAGGTTATAAAGAATATTTGGCTGTTCGCAGGGAAAAAAAAGAAGAACTTAAAATTAGCTCTGCCTATGCTTGGGTAAAAGGAAATCATATAGACGATTCAATTGCAAGAAATATTAAAGAGTTTGGAGTAAAAACTAACATATCAAAAGCAGGATATGCATGGGGATATTTGCAGTTTACATATAATGATGAGAAGATCCTGTTTATTATTAAGAATGGTATGAAAAGCGGATCGAAACTCCCTTCCAATCGTAAAAACAATATGGAAAATAATTATTTATCCAAGTTAGCTCAGATTAACAGAAACGCAGATTTCACACCTGCTAAAGGCGAGGATATTGTTAGTGAACAAATGTCATTTGATGATTTCCCGATTGATGATGAAAATTTAGAGAAAGAGATAACTGAGAGCACTAGCAAATTTGATCGTTTTTTTATAGTGTCATACACAATTGATGAAAGCAAAATGATCGCTAGTATCGATTTGTTATTACCTAACCCTCATGAAATGGTAGTTTACAGATCAGCTAGTTGGTCTAAATATATTGATTCATCTCCAATAAAAATTGAGAATGACGAATTACAAACTGTTAAAGGAGAAAAAGAACCTCTACTACCAAATCAATCACTTTATGATTATGGGATAGAAGATTTACGAGAGGAGAAGGGTAAAGAATAAGGGGGCAAAAAAGATGTTTATAGGAAAGCAGCTAAGCAACATTCGTCATATGCATGAAATGTCAAGAGCAGATTTGGCAAAAGAATTAAACATCACAGAACAAGCTGTATGGCAATATGAAAATTCATATACCTCTCCAAAATTAGAAGTGATTCTAAAGCTATCAAGGCTTTTCGATGTGAAAACTAAATACTTTTATAAAGAGAATATTTTTTATAACGTTATCGAAGAAAGAAATATAGCTTATAGATCATTAAATAAAAACACAGCACAGAAAGTATTAGCAGAAAAGCTATTCCTGGAACAAATCGAGGCGATACTAGTTCTATTAGAAAGGTCGGTTAAACTTCCGCCTAATCAATTGTTATCTTTAAGAGAAAAAGCATTGAATGTAAAAGCTAAGAATGATTTTGAGTGTGATAAAGGTACTACCATTGAGTTAATTGCAAAAAAAGCTAGAGAAAGTATTGGTCTGGAACCTAATAATAACAATAATTTATTGTTCCTTGTTGAAAAAAGCGGAGCATTCGTACTAGAAAAGAATATGTCCGTAGAAATAGATGGTTACAGTACATGGACAACATATAATAGACCATATATTGTTTTAAATGGAAACAGGAAAACAGCTGTGAGAAGAAATTTTGATTTAGCGCATGAACTAGGGCATTTATTATTGCACTATAACGAAGACTTCTTAATTTTAGATAAAAAAAGCTATAATATAAAAGAAAAAGAAGCTCATACTTTTGCCTCTTGTTTTCTATTACCAAAAGAAGATTTTTTAAATGATTTAAAGCATATAGATAAAATATCTAATCCAAAATCTTATATAGATTTAAAAAAGAAATGGAATGTTTCTATAGCAGCAATGGGAAGAAGAGTCTACTCTCTTAATAAAATGTCTTATCAGCAATACAGACATTTTAATGCACTCTTAAGAAGATATAATTTTGTGAAACAAGAACCACTGGATGATGAACTGAAATTTCATAGTCAAGGAAAAATAAGAAGTTTAATTAAACATGTTCTTGATAATGGTTCAATTCAACTAAGTGAATTAACAGACGCCTTTAATCTAAATATAACAAAGGTGTCAGAGTTGTTAGGCCTTGAAGCCAACTTTTTTGAAAAGTATATGCACAAAATTCAAGACTTTAATTTTGCAGAAGTGAAGAACTTTAATAGTAGATAGTTCTACCAGCCATCTGGAGGACATCAAGTAACGCAATAAGCGTTGTTTGGTGTCTTTTTTTATTTTAAATATGACGAGCGGGGGCTCTAATATGAATAAAAAACAAGTGGAAAATCTGATTTATCAATATCACTGGAGAAAAAGAGAGTTAGATAGGATTTTTAATATACTATTTGGCGGTTCAATCTCAATGCCTTCGTTTGGTATGGTTTCACAATATGGCATTGAAGCTACACTACCTAAACCTAATACATCAATAAAAAGCTCAGCTGAAATAGATGCAATGGATGCTCGAGAAGAACGTCTTTATAAAAGATATAAAGAGTTTGACGATATTGTTGAAGCTATCGAGAAAATTGTTGACTACTTGGAAGATGTGCAGTATCAAATCATTTTAGATTGCATGATGGAGGGTATGAGTTATCGTTCTATCGCTGATCATCTTGGGGTTAATCGTAATAAAATACGTGATATGAAAGATGATATGCTGTGCCAAATATGCCAAAAGTGCCACTTCTTGCATGATTTGTTGGATAAAAATTCTGCATGATAAAATGGATGGCAGGACGGGCAGGCGAAACTCGTTGAATATTTATTCCTTTAGAAGATCGTATCTCCAACCGATATTATTGTTGGGGTGTAATGATGAAAGTTAAAGAAATCAATAATGCTATATTGAAAAGTAGTAATAAAGAAATAAAAGAATTTGTTAATAAGCACTTCGGAAAAAATCAATCAGCTAGCGATATTATGAACCATTTTAATACTTTAAAAAAGTTAAAAGGTGATATATTAATTCTTGGAATAGCTCGAATGGATCAAATTGAAACTGATTATGATATATCAAAATCTTTTCCTTCCTTACTCGCTATAGTAGTGCTAATGTTTGGAATTTATGGAAAAATATTCAACAAAGTAATAGTATTTGTTTTAGCTACAATCCTTTCCATATCATTACTTGTTAAAATGAAGAAAGAGAGACGAATACGTGCAACTGCTGTTTACTTTAGAAGCTTATTAATACAAATTAAACAAATTAATGAATCTAAAAAGCACTCATAGGTGAGGTGCTTTTTTTATATCTGAAATTCGGAGGTGGCGGTGATGTAACGATGCCTAACTGGGATGAAATAAAGAATGAATGGGAAACAACAAAGATTACATTGAAAGACCTTGCTGCTAAACATGACGTAAAGCTAGGTACTTTGAAAAGCAGAAAGAGCCGAGAAAAGTGGAGTAGAGATCCGACGCAAAAGGATGCAACCAAAATAGAAAAGGTTGCAACCCAAAAACAATTGAATGAAACCAAAAAGAAAGAACGATATGAGTCTATTGTTGAAGGTGAAGAACTCACTGATAAACAAAGGCTTTTTTGTATTTATTACATTAAATACTTCAATGCTACTAAAGCTTATCAGAAGGCGTATGAATGTGCTTATTCAACAGCAATGGTAAATGGTCATGGGCTACTAAGAAATACTAAGATTTCAGCACATATAGACCAATTGAAGGCGGAACAAACTAATGAGCTAAAGCTCAATGTTCGAGACGTGCTACAGAAGTACATCGACATAGCTTTTGCAGATATAACGGATTACGTGACATTTGGCAGGAGGGAGATTGCCCAAAAAGACTCTGATACTGGTGAGCTTTTAACTAATGAAAATGGTGAACCTATGATGGACTACGTTTCTTATGTTGACCTTGTTGACTCGGAAAAAGTAGATGGAACGATACTTACAGAAGTAAAGCAAGGTCGAGAAGGCATATCTGTTAAGTTAGCAGATAAGATGAAAGCACTAGATATGCTAACGAAATACTTTGACCTCTTATCCGAAAATAATCAGAGGCGCCTAAAAGAAGAAAAGTTGAAAATGGATATTAAAAAAGCCGAGGCAGAAGTAGAGAAGCTGTCTGACTCACAAGGTGATGGTCCAATTGAAATTGTTATCACAAGAAAAGGTGACAACTCATGAGTGCTGCGCCAGCAATTCGAATAGAGAAAGAAGTGAATCCTCACTTCGAAAACTTTCTCTTTGATTGGAAACAGAAGTTTCAAGTTCTTGTGGGTGGTTATGGTTCGAGTAAAAGTTACCATATCGCTTTAAAGATTATATTAAAGCTATTGCAGGAAAAAAGAACAGCGCTTGTGGTACGTGAAGTATATGATACCCATAGAGATTCTACATTTTCTCTCTTTGAAGAAATTATTGAGGATATGGGTTTGGCTGATAAAATACGTTGTGTCAGTTCCCCTATGCAAATACGCTTTCCGAATGGCAGTAAAATCATCTTTAAAGGGATGGATAAACCTGCAAAATTAAAGTCTATTAATAACATTTCGCTTATTTGGTTAGAGGAATGCTCAGAGATCAAGTATGCAGGATTTAAAGAGTTACTAGGTCGATTACGTCACCCGAAACTAAAACTTCATATGATTTTATCGACTAACCCAGTAGGAGAAGATAACTGGGTTTATTTGCACTTCTTCCAAGACAAATTGAGTAAACGCTTTGTACTGGATGATAGAGAACTGTACCAAAAACGAACTATGGTTATTGGAGATACTTATTATCATCATTCCGTAGCTGATGACAACTTGTTCCTTCCAAATAGCTATATTGAACAGTTGGAAGAGATGAAAGAATACGATCCAGACCTTTATCGTATTGCAAGAAAAGGTCGATTTGGTATTAATGGTGTCCGAGTACTTCCTCAGTTTGAAACGATGGAACACAGGAAAGTTATGAAGGCAATTAACCTTATTAAGAAACCATTATTTCGAGTCGGTATGGACTTTGGGTTTGTTGATTCCTATAACGCCATCCTAAGAATGGTTGTGGATATGGAAAAACAATACCTGTATGTATATTGGGAGTATTATAAAAAGGGAATGACGGACGATAAAACTGCCCAAGAGTTGAAGGAATTCAAGGAAAGCGGAGAGCGGATAATTGCTGATTCTGCTGAAGCAAAAGCAATTCAATATTACAGGCAACAAGGATTCAATATGTATGGAGCTACCAAGTACCAAGGTTCACGCCTTGCAAACACTAAGAAGATGAAGCGGTTTAAGAAAATCATTTGTTCTGATGCTTGCGAGAATACCATACACGAGTTGGAAAACCTTGTTTATGCCAAGGATAAAAACGGAAATATCATCCCGGATGAATTCGCGATTGATCCTCATACATTTAGTGCCGCATGGTACGGGCTTGATGGTTATGAAGTAACTGATCTAAAAGATGAAGCACAAAACCAATCGAGATCAACTAGACAAAGACCTAGAGGAAGGAGGAGATAAGCTTGTCAGAAACAACTGTAAGAGCGAAAGTGTTCAAGGCTTCCGTTTCGCCGAACACTCAACAGCTTTATAAAGACGACTTTTTTAATTTATACGGTGAAATATTACCGCCGCCATTTAATTTAAAAGAGTTAAAGATGATTGGTGAGTATTCATCCATTCTTCAGCAATGTGTGGATGCTTACAAAACGAATATTGTTGAATTTGGCATTGAAGCGGATTACAAGATTGATATTAACTCGGATGAAATTCAAAAGGAAATCAAAGAGCAAGCGCAATCGGAGTGGACGAGGCTTGATGAATTTATTCGTTACTTAAATATGGACGAATCACCAGAAGTTATTATCGGTTACGCTCTTGATGATCGTGAAAAGACAGGCAATGGTTATCTTGAAATCATTCGAGATGGAATAGGGCGACCTGTTGGCATTGAATATGCCGACACACAATACATGAGGGTATGTAAAAAGACTGTTCCCGAAGAAGTTGAATACATTATGTTGGAAAATGGCCAAGAGAAAAAAGTAACACGCTGGAAAAGATTCAGGAAGTATGTTCAGATGGTCGATAATAAAAAAGTTTACTTTAAAGAATATGGAGATCCAAGAATAATGAATTCAGCAACAGGCAAATTCGATGATAGTACACCAGAAAATTTAAGAGCTACCGAGATATATCATATGAAGATTGGTTCTGGTACCTATGGAAAGCCGAGATGGATCGGTAATCTCATTAGTTTGTACGGTGCTAGGAAAGCCGAAGAATTAAACTTAACGTATTTTACGAATGGCCGACATATTCCAGCTGCAATAACTGTATCGAATGGGAAGCTTGATGACACGTCCTATGAAGCCTTGCAAGATTACATGAATGACTTAACAGGTACTGAAAACGCTCATAAATTTCTTCTGTTAGAAGCGGAAGGGATTACAGAGGAAAAAATCATTAATGGCGATGAAAAAATAACGCCTGCAAAGGTTGAAATCAAATCGTTAGCAGAAATCTTGCAGCAGGATGCCCTTTTTCTAGAATATGACGAGAAAACACGACAAAAAATAAGGTCGTCTTTCCGATTACCTCCACTTTATACAGGAGAATCCCAGGACTTTAACAGAGCGACAGCCGACACAGCTAGAAAGGTTACGGAAGAGCAAGTGTTTCAACCTGAAAGAAAAGCCCTGGCAAGAGCGCTTAATACGTTATTCCTTGAACCGTTAAGATTTAAATACGTAAGGTTATCCGTTAAAGCAGCGGATTTTCACGACCCTGTAGAAATTGCAAAGGTGCTGGATCCATTTATTCAAGCTGGAGGAGTTGCTCCTAATGACTTACGTGAACTTCTTGGCCAAGTGCTTGGTCAGAGAGTTGAAGCATTCCCAGATGAATATAACTTTCCGCTGCAAGTATTGTTGCAAAGTGCTAATAATCCGTTAGCTGGTGTAATTGATATCCAAAAATCGAAGGAAAAACAAATGGACCTTATCGACCTATTAAAAGATATGCGTGATGTGCTCGAGGGGTTGCACAAAAATGCATAAGATAGATAAATTGATTAAGAGTCTAAATGATTTCATTGCCAAGGTAGATGATGAAGAGAACATTGAGGACGTTGTTCCTGATTTCCCTGGACTCGATAAATTGCCTGCAATCATAGAGGATTACGAGAGAACCGTTGCTAGATTGCTAAGGGCACAACGCAAGCGTTTTTTAAATGCCTTTAATACATTTGTATCAAAAGATGATAAACAAACGCTAGAAGCCTTCCTTGTGTTTCTCAAAAGTGATCTTTTTGCAGCGGATGAATTTGCAGAGGAGTTCGGAGAGGAAACGGCTGAGTTTTTGCAACTGACCGTCGAGGAATTAGCAAAACTCATGATGGAATCCATTGATAAGGATGTTCCGTTTGAAATCCTATCAAAACGAACAACTAATTGGATCCAAAATTGGTCAAAAGATTTAGCGGAGCTAATGCAATTGAATACGCATAAAGCATTAGAAAACGAATTGCTACAAGCTATTGAGGATGGCGATTCCATAGCGGAAGCAGAATTACGGATGAAAGAAATGCCACAATTTAATCGCAATCGAGCTAGAGCAACGGCAAGAACAGAAATATTAACGGCATCGAGTAGAGCACACTACGAATCATTTAAGCAAAGCCCAGCTGTAAAAGAAAAGAAATGGAAGCATAGTGGGGCGAAGAAAATAAATCCAAGAGCGACACATATGGCCATGGACGGAGTAACTATTCCTGTCGATGACTTTTTTTATGTTGACGGAGAATCAGGATTGTATCCACGAGATCCATCTTTCACTGCTAAAAATCGTGTTCATTGTGGGTGTGTGTTAGGACCTGTGGTTGATGAAGATATATTGGGGTTATCTAAAGATGAAAAAGAAAAGTTAAGACAAGAAGCGCTTGATGAAATGGGTGGGGGTGGTTCGACCAATTCAGAAAATAATGATATAATTAATAATAAAGTTTTTACTTCCATATTAGATATTGATGAATGGGAAGAAAAGGTATCGACCTCATGGTTGGAAAGCCTTACTATTGGTGAACAAAGTGCTATTAATGAATATACTGGTAGTAGTTATAAACAAATAAATGAATATTTACGCACAGGAAAAATTGGACAAATAGATGAAAAAGATTTGCAAGAATCCATTCAAAGTATTTCCGATGGTTTACGGAAATTTGATTTAAAAGAAGATATAATCACTTATAGAGGGATTCCTGAAAACATTTATGATATACCTTTTGAAATGTTGGAGGGTATGGAGTTAAGTGAAAAAGCATTTGTAAGTACCTCGCTAAATAGGGATGTTTCTTTTAATGGAGCTTTTTCGGGAGGGATTGAAATGACATTTCATGTTCCCGCTGGATCAAACGGTGCCTTTATTAATGCTATTAGTAAATTTGATAATGAAAAAGAATTTCTACTTGATAAAGGAACACGTTATACTGTAAAAAGTGCTGTAAAAGAAGGGGGAAAATTAAAAATGATTGTAGAGGTGTTAACTAATGAATAAAAACTCAAAAGTTAGTGGGAAATTTAACGAACCTATAGGTTTAAATGGGGTCAAAGAAAATCCAGATGGAACGTTCACGGGCTATTTTTTTAGGGCGGATGGAGGACCGCATGCTACAAAAGAATATAAAACAAAACAAGATTATTATGATAACTCATTTCAAGATCGACTTGATTTATTAGGAGAACATGCATAAATAGCTCATTGCTTAATTGAAAAAATAAGCGAGGGCTATTTTTTATTCTTTTTTAAGGAAAGAGGAAAAGAAACTATAAGGCAGGACGATTGAAGGAATTAAATAGTTAGGAGGGGAAGAATATTGACATTAAAGCAAAAGTTTATAAAAGAAGCTGGAGATTTTAAACCTAATGTCTTGGTTACTGCAGTTAAATTGCCAACAGGCGCAATTGAAGTTATCACTAACCACCAAGGCCTAAAAGAGAAAGTGGAATATTTAACTAATGCGTATGATGATGAGTTTCGTTTAGAAAGAAATCCAGATGTTAGAATTATTGGCTATATTTTAGCTTAAGGGGGGTTTTTGTGGAATATACACGTTCATTTGGTGAATATTATGAAACATATGAAGGTAAACCTAGAGATATAGCAAAACTAATTAAAGTATTGGACAAAGAAAGTTGTGCAAATCACCTAATACATCGAAAGGGGGTGAACAATAGATGCCTAGAGAATTAATTAATGCAAATATCACTCATGTGTCATATGTAGACAAAGGCGCAAATCAAAAGCAGTTCTTCTTCACTAAATCGGATAAGCAACCCGACTTTCAAAAAGAAGTGAAGCTATTTATTAATAAAGAAGATGAGGAACAACAATTGGTTTATGGTGTTGTCTATGAGCCTAATGTTGAAGATTCACACGGTGACTTTATGACTGCTGATTCCATCGAAAAAGCAGCTCACGGTTTTATCAAAGATGCTCGAAACATTGATACACAACATAATTTTGAATCGGGTGTGGGTGAAGTTGTGGAATCATATATCGCTCCTGCAGACTTTGAACTTGGAGATGAAACTATAACAAAAGGTTCATGGGTGCTTGTTACTAAAGCTAGTGATGAGATTTGGAAAGAGATAAAAAAGGGAGAAATCACTGGTTATTCGATGGCCGGCACTGCTGAAACAATTGAAAAACAGAATAAAAGACAAAATAAGAAGCCTGTTTCTAAGTCTGATGAAGGACAAGACGTGGAAATGAAAGGCTTTTTTGATGTTCTGAAAAGCTTTTTTACTGGTGATAAGGTTCAGAAAGGTGAACTTAGAGATAATTATGAACGTAATCAAAACCGGCGTAATCTTTGGTCTGCATGGGATGGTTTAGAAGAGGTTTTCTTTGGTTCTTTGTGGGATAATCCCACGGTTGGCATAACTGATTTTGAAAGGCTTGAAGAAGGCGTGAAAGAGTTTTTAGATATTCTTCAAGAAATTAAAGAATCAGGAGACATAAAAAAGGCGCTTGAAAATAAACCGGAAACCATTGCAAAAGCCGGTAAGAAAATCTCAACTGCTAACATGAACAAAATTAAAGATGCGCATGCCATGCTAGATGACTTAATAAATCAAGATGAGGAGGAAGATGAAGTGAAAAAAGAGGATATTGAAAAAATGCTTGATGAAAAGCTAAATCCGATTACCAAGCGATTAGATGATATTGAAAAAGAGGACGGTGGAGGGAACGACGATAATCTGGAAGATGATGTAATGAAACAATTTTCGGAAGTGCTTGACCAAAAGTTAGACCCGATTACTAAGCGCCTTGAGACTGTAGAAAAGGCGCGAGGGGTTTCTAATCAAGTGGACACAGAGCCAACCAATGTTCAGAAAAATGAAGGCCCATCTTATATGCGCCACTTTATTTAAGAGGAGGAAAAAATAATGAAAACTAATCAAGAAATTATTAACAAAGAAACAGCCATTGCTTCCATTAAGAAAAATATTGATATTCCAATGGCTGTTAAAGACGCAGAAGCGTTTTTGGTCGATACGATTAATAACGCCTCAACATTGCCGTCTTTATCACCTATTTATCGTGATGTTCCAGCTGGCAATCTCGATGTATTGAGTGTTGGTCGTCGTAAATTGCGCCAAGCTGGGAAGGATGACAAACCGACAGGAACTGATTCTATTGATAACCGCAAGATTCCTTATGCAGTTCGTAAAGTTCGCTGGGATGAATGGTTACAAAATGATGATGTGTTCTATTCGCAGTCAGCACGTGGGGATAACGCTGAACAAAAAGTAATTGACATGATCCAAAGCCAATTTGCTGTAGATTTACAGGATTTAATCTTTAATGGTGATACAGCTGCAACGGAAGATGCGGAATTTCTTGGTATTCTTGATGGCTTTGTAAAGAAAATGAAGCAATCTAATAACAAAACTGATTTGGCTGATCAAAAGCTCACCATTTTGGATTTTGTTAATCACATTCAGGTTCTGCCAGAACGTTATAAGAGCCATACGGATATTACATGGTTCCTTACTCAAGCAACGAATGATAAGCTTGTTTCATTGGTTTCTGAACGTCAAACTGGTTACGGTGATGCCGTGCTTCAAGACGGGAAAATTACTCGCTTGGCTGGATATCCAGTAGAAGTTGTTGCTGAAATGCAGAACGGGTTTGCTGCATTAACTCCAAAAAGCAACCTTAAGCCTGTATTTACTCGTCAATTACGCTACATCCGTACTGCTGACGGAGCGACTGCTGCAGCTAAGGATGCAACGTACCATGTTCTTTATGCTTACTTGGACGCAATTGTTCGTGAAATTCCTGCAGTAGCATGGATGACTGGTGACAATCTCTAAGAAAGGAGTGTTTTCTATGGCCAGTGTACAATATAAAGCGCCTTGGGGTGTCCTGCATATAGGCAAAGGGCGCTTTTTTTATGCCGATGAACCTGTTGAAGTTGATGACTCGGATGAATTGTTATCAAAATTCCAAGATTTAGAGATTGAGAAAGGTGATAACGACCCGACTGATACAGATGACGGCGGCGGAGGATTGGAAGAAACAGAAGAAAATAAGGATCCAGAAAACGAACCTGAAACATTCACCACATCTTCCTTGAAAAAGTTTAATGCTGTAGAGCAAAAGGCTATTATTGAGAATTTGGGTGGTAATGTTGAAGAAACAAACAATGAAGATGAGCGAATCGCTCTAATTCTGCAGTTGCAGGAAGAAAAACCAGAAGAGAGCGATAACTAATGTCTATCACTCCTGAAGATGTAAAGAATTACAGCACCTTTGAATCAGTGAAAAATCGTCCTGAAACGCAGCTCAAAATGGATATTTTAGAAGCGGTAACTTATGTTAACTCAAAAATTGAAAAGCCATTAAAGGAATATGAAAAACTTCCAGACGAATTGGAGATTGCCTTATTAAAAGTGGCTCAATTTTATGCATTGGTTAACGGCGATGAATCCATTGTGAAAGGTTATAAGTCCGAAAAGATTGGGGACTATTCTTATACTCTTTCCGATGGAAGTAGCTTGTCTATGCCAGATGTTTCTGGTTTGCTTAATGCTTTCATGTCTGCAGATGAAAAAAAGACTAATGGTGTGTTTTTGAGGATGAGAGGTATATGAGTTATGAAAAACTATTAACGCATGAATGTGATATTTACCATTTAAAAACCAAGTTTAATGATGATAGCGGTTTTGGTATCCCTGCAGAAGATAGGCAAGAAGAATATTATTACGAAGAAGTTCCAGATGTTAAAGCGACTAAGTGTTATTTTGTTTCTAAAAGCCAATCGATTGTTCAAGGTGAGCCGAACGCAGAAGTTGTAGAAGCATGGCTTGTTCATTTTTTGTTAACCGAAGATATTAGGACGAATAGCAAGGTTATATGGGATAGAGTTGCTTATAAGACCCAAAAACCACGTAAAATAAGAAACCATCATCAAGAAGTCGTGCTGATTAGGAGAGACAATCTATGAGTTTTGAAATTGAAGGCTTACAGGAATTCATTTCAGCAGTCAAAGAAGCGGCTGATGGTGTTTTTGCAGACCAATTAGGGTTATGGCTTGAAGGAATGGGGATGCAGTTTCTTGATCTTATTCAAGATGAGATTATCCGTACAGAAACGGTCGATACTCGAAGGCTATTAAACTCATTTAGCAGAAGCGATGAGGAAAATATGTGGTCCATATCAAGTGATAGATTATCGCTTGAAGTTGGTACCAATGTTAATTATGCAAGCTTTGCTAATGATGGCCATTTCACTGTTGATCCGAACTCTGGTAAGGATAGGCGTTGGGTTCCTGGTCGCTGGAAGGGTGACAGATTCGAATATGACCCGAGTGAAAGAGAAACAGGTATGCTATTAAAAATTCAATGGGTAGATGGATCTGGTTATTGGGATAATGCATTGGCTATTTTTGACAAGATGTTTGAAAAAAGTTTAGACAGATTGCTTCAGAAGTGGCTTGATTCACATTTTTAAGGGGGGTGATTGGTTGAATCCAGAAATAGGTTCTATTATGGGATTCTTTTATAAGGTGTTTCCGGTGAAGATTTACGAATTGGAAGTACCGACAGATTTTGTGGTACCATCCATGTATTTCCCATCCCCACGTGTTTTTGATGGCAATGATAGTAATCAAACATACATGAAAACTTATAACTTATCTATTAAGTTATTTCATCATGATTCAAAACAAGCTTACAGAGAAGCAGAGAATATTGCTGAGAAGATAAATGGTAATCGAAATGTTATACCTCTTTTAGACATTAAAGGATTAGAAACGGGCGATTATATCCGTTTTACAAGGGTAGAGGTAAGAATCGGAGATAGAGGGGTGGCCAACATCATTCTGCATTGGGATAGTCGCTATTATTATCATCAACCAGAGATCCCAGCTATCCAATATCTAGAATTTGAAAGTGGGGTGAAGTAATGAGTGCTGCAAAACAGCAACAGAATAAGCAGGCAGAAGTGAAAAAAGAAACATCCGCCTCTGTCACTTCAACAGCTTACAAGGAACCAGAATTTTCTTTGACTGAATTAAGAAAGCACAGTCGCAAACTATTCGGTGTAAAGCCAGAGGTTTTCGATGGTGCTTTTTTTAATACAAAAAAACACACATCAACAAAACGAGAAGCGGAGAAGTTGATTCAAAGCTATCTTAAAAGGGAGGTAAAGTAATATGAATGGTGGAACATTTACGCCTGGCGTTGAAAAAGTACGTCCCGGCATTTATTTTAATTTTCAGATGAAAGCAAATGAACGAATCTCTACAGGTGATCGTGGTAGAGTAGCCCTCCCTTTAGTCCTTGGGTGGGGAAAATCAAAAGAAATGATTGAAATTAGCGGTGAAAATGATGCAAGAGAACGCCTAGGGGTGGATATATCAGACCCTACCATGGGCTTGCTTCGTGAGGCCAAAAAGAAAAGTGCTACAGTGCTTGTTTATCGTGTGAATGAAGGAGAAAAAGCAACCGCTACATTGGGTGAATCGCAAAAGGTTACTGCTGCTTATGGTGGTATCAAAGGCAATGAGTTGCATGTTGTTGTGGAACCTAACGTGCTCGATGAGACTAAAAAGGATGTAAAAACATTCTTTGGTCTACGTGAAGTTGATAAGCAGGTAGTTTCTTCATTCGACGAATTGCAATCTAATGACTTTGTTGTATTTGAGGGTGCTGGTGTCTTAGAAGATACTGCAGGTACAAATCTAACAGGTGGATCAAATGGAACGATTACGAGTGAAGATTACATTGATTTTATCAGTGCTGCTGAATCAGAGTATTTCGATACTATTGGGTTACCAGTAGATGATGAAGCAATAAAGACTACTTTTGTATCTTTCATTCGCCGTCTGCGCGACGAGCAAGGTGTTAAGGTGCAAGGTGTTTTGCCAAATTATCCAGGGAACTATGAAGGAATTATTAATGTTACCAATGCGGTAGTATTAACAGATCGCGAATTGACTGTTCCGGAAACAGTAGCATGGGTTGCAGGAGCAAGTGCTGGAGCTACTCTGCAACAGTCGCTTACTTTTATGGAGTACGAGGGAGCAGTTGATGTTAAACCACGCTTTGACAACGATCAAATAGAGCAGCGACTTCAAAGAGGAGAATTCTTGTTCACTTTTAATCCGCGAGATAAGAGCGTAACAGTTGAACAAGATATTAACTCGATTACAGGCACAAGCAAGATGCGGAAAAACAAAATTGTACGTATTCTCGATGCGATTAATAACGATATTACTCGCAGTTTAAAAGAAGCTATTAAAAATCGAAAAAATATTGGACAAGATATTCCGGCTAACGGAGATGGAGTACAAATTGTACAAGCAGCAATTTCTATTTACTTGAATGAATTGCAAGAGAACAATATTATTCAGAATTTCGACCCTAGTGAGGACATTATAATCAAGTTGACTTCTGCAGGGGATGGAATTGCTACCCAAATTGGAGTACAACCTGTCGATAGCGCAGAGAAGTTTTATTTTACAGTCGTTGCCGAATAGTCAATTTTTTAAAAAGGAGTGAATCACATGGGATTACGATCTAGAGACGTTATAAGCGGAAAAGAAGGCCGCTTGTTCTTAGAAGGAGAAGAAATGGCTCATATCAAATCATTTGAAGCAAATGTTGAAAAAAATAAAGAAGAAGTGCCAATTATGGGACGCCGTATGATGGGGCATAAAACAAATGGCGCTAGTGGATCAGGAACAATGACTTTGCATAAAGTTACATCTCAAATGGTTAAAATCATGATTAATTATGTGAAAACAGGTGTGGATCCGTATTTTACGTTGCAAGCAGTACTTGATGATAAAACATCCGGAAGAGGTACGGAGCGAGTTACTCTGTATGAAGTAAACTTTGATAGTGCTAAGGTTGCTGGACTTGACGTGGAGGCAGCTGCATTGGAAGAAGAAGTACCATTTACTTTTGAGGATGTTGACTTACCAGAGGAACTGAAGTCTACATTCGATTAATCAAAGAGCGATGCATATCGCTCTTTTTTCTTACTTAATAAAAACTATAAAGGGAGAGATATAAATTGGCTGAAAATCAAGAACAAGTATTAGATTTATCATTCTTTATGCCGGGCAAAGCAGAAGTTGTAGAGGAGGTAAAGGCACCGATTTCTACACGCTTTAAGGATAAGGCAGGAAATTTAATTCCATTTGTTTTTAAACCCATTTCTACTGAAAGAGTAGATGAAATTGAAAAAATGAGTATGAGGAACATTGTACGGAAAAATCGCGTTGTTGGTAAAGAAGTAGATCAATCTAGATTTATGGCTAGGATTGCAGTAGAAACAACTGTGTATCCAAATTTTAAAGCTGAAGAACTACGTAAGGCCTATAAAACGGAAGACCCAGTAGAGGTTGCCAAAAAGGTTCTTCATGTTGCTGGAGAATATTCGGAATGGATTTCAAAAGTGTCAGATGTAAATGGTTTTGACCAGTCTGTTGAAGATTTGGAAGAAACAGCAAAAAACTTATAAGAGATGGGGATAAAGATGCAGTGTTCTTGCATTATGCTTTACATGAATTGCATTACTCTCCGTCTGAATTAGTTGAAATGTACGAGTTGCCAAGGGAGTTCAAGGCATTTATGTACGGATCCATTTCTTTGCACTTGGAAGAGCGAGCGAAAGAAGCCGGAAAGAATAAACAATAAGAAAGGGGTGACTATGGAATGGCGAAGTTAACGGCTCGTTTTGATATGCAAGATAAGATATCCAAAAAGTTGAGAGCATTACAAGGAAATTTGGAAGGCATTGAAAAGTATAGGCGAAGTTTAGAAAAGCCAATGATTCTAAAAGCGAGAGATGAAGCAACAAAGAAGATGAAAAGCATAACCTCTTATGCTGATAAGCATATGGTGAAAAAGCGGTCCATTACTATTGAAATGGCAGATAAATTTACTAAACCTGCTAAAGGTATAAATAGATATCTGGAACGTAGAATGCCTAAAAGTTGGGCAATTGCAATCGAAGCGAAAAACAAAACAAAGACTGTTATGGAGAATGTGAAACGGTATTTAAACCGACATTTAGCTAAGCCAAGATATCTTCTTGTTGAAGCGAGAGACAGGGCTACTAGTGTAATTCATCGTATTTCAAACTATGCACGTCGTTCTTTGGGAAAAGGCTATAACTATTCTGTCCGCGCTATTGACATTGCGAGCAAAACGGTCGGGCGTATCGCTGCATATACACGGACAGCTTTGCCTGCATATCGAAATTTCACCATTAGAGCAATAGATCGGGCTACTAATGTTATAGGCTCTGTTAAAAATGCTTTATTTTCTATTCCGTCTATGATAACTGTTGGTATCTCGATGCTCGGTGGAAAACAATTCTTAGATTCCACATTAGGAGCCGCAGCAAGGATGGAACTTTCTCAAGTACAGGTTACAAGTCTTTTTGGTAAGAATCAAAAAGCAGCGAAAGAGTTTTTTGGTTTTCTAAACAATGCTGGTGCAAATTCCATGTTTAGTCAAGAAGATTTTTTTGGATCCGGGAGAGCGTTCGTTCCGTTAACAAAGAACTTAAAAGAATTGAAATATGCTGTTGATATTACAGAAAGGTTAGCTGCGTCTAACCCGGCAGAAGGAATGGAAGGTGCTTCTTTCTCTATACGTGAAGCTTTATCAGGAGATATAGTGAGTTTGGCTGAGAGGTTTAACTTACCAAAAACTATGCTTAAATCAATAAAAAATGCTCCATCTCTACAGAAAAAATTAGAGGCGGTTGACAAAGTTATAACCAATATGGGATATAGTCAGGAGTACTTGGAAAAAGTTAATGGAACTGGTTATGTGCGTTGGCAAAAATTGCTTGATACAACAAAATTGAAGTTCACAGAATTTGGAAAAGAAGGGTTAGCTGCCGCCAAGCCTTTAATTGAAAATTTGAATCGTATTGTTGAAGGAAAAGGTTTTGAACAATTTGGTCAATTTATAAGTGATGGAATTACTTGGAGTGTAAAAAAAGCTAATAATTCTCTTGAAAAACTTGAAAAATATTTTAAAAATCCTGATTTTAAAAAGCTCGACTTTGTAGGAAAAGTTAAATTCATCATGGATGATTTAGGTGCATGGTGGGATAAAACAGGGCGTACATGGTTAGCAGATGTAAGCAAAGATGTTGGCGCTGCGATCTTTGATGGGATGGTTTGGGGCATTAAAGAAGGAATAAAAGGCATTGGTTCCATGTGGGCGGATGCGTTTAAAAACCCAAGTTTGGAAGGTTTTGCTGGCGCAGGTATAGCAACAGTGATTGCGGCATCAATTGCTTCTTTGGTCCTTACGCCATTAATGACTGGTATTAAAGGTGTTGGAAAGGTAGCAGGCGGCATTTGGAAAACTGGTAAAAAAGTATCTGGGTGGTTTAAGAAAGGTAAAGGACCAAAACCTCCATCAAGTAGTGGAAGATTGAAAAAAGCAGCAACATCAAGGAAGAAGCCTGTTTATACTCAACCATGGTTTGAGAAAGGGAAGAAGCCTGAATTAAATAGACCTAATAAGAAACCTTCTGTATTCTCCAAAATACCTAAAGGGTTCGGAAAAGGTGCTTCTAATATAGCTAGATTTGGAAAGAAAATTCCTGTACTAGGGGCGGTTTTAGGAGGTCTATCCATTTTAACGGCTCCTAAAGGAAAGAAAGCGGAAGCTGCTGGTGGATTAGGTGGTGGACTTGGCGGTGCGGCTACAGGTGCTGCAATCGGGTCTGTTGTTCCAGGAGTCGGTACGGCAATTGGAGGAGTTCTCGGTGGTGTTGCTGGTTCATTTGGTGGAGAAGCACTAGGTGGTTGGCTCGGTGATAACTGGGATACTATTAAAACAAAAGCTGGAGAAGCAGCGGAATCTGTTGGAATTTCATTTAATAAAACAAAAGAAAAAATAGCTAGCACTTTGTTTAGTGGAGATTGGTGGAGTGAGAAATGGGAAGGTGTTAAGGGCTGGACAGCGGAAAAATGGACCAATGCTAATGAAACATGGAATATAGTTAAAGAAACCATTTCAAGTACTATATTTAATGGCGATTGGTGGTCTGAAAAATGGAATGGCGTAAAAGAGACCGCCACCTCAACCATTTTTAGTGCTAGTTGGTGGGCAGAACAAGCGGGCTACGTCTACGGTTACTTAGAATCGACCCTATTTAGCGGTGACTGGTGGTCGGAGAAATGGCAGGCAGTTAAAGAATTGACTGCTGGTACTATGTTTAGTGGTGAGTGGTGGCAAGGTAAATGGGAGTCAGTTAAAACATGGACGGCTGAAAAGTGGGATTCTGCTGTTTCTATTTGGAACTCCGTCAAGAACAAGTTTTCCGAAACGGTTTTTAGTAGCGACTGGTGGCTTAGTAAATGGGAATCCGTAAAAGGATGGACACAAACCAAATGGGACTCTGCTCAAGTCGTTTGGAGTTCAGTTAAAACAAAAATGAAAGACACCCTATTTAGTAGTGAATGGTGGAAAGGTAAGTGGCAATCAGTTAAGGATTGGACGAGTAATAAATGGGATACATTCACAACTGTTTGGAATGCCGCGAAGAATAAAATAAGCGAAACTCTATTTAGTAAGGACTGGTGGAGTGGAAAGTGGAACACTGTTAAAGGTTGGGCTGCAAATGCTTGGGGAGATATTAAGGGCATGGCTAACGACTTGGGTGAGTCCTTTAATAAAGGACGCCAAAAAGCAAATCCTAAAACCGTTAGTAATCACAGGACTCGCACTACTTCGGTCAGGATGAAACAAGCACCTGAATATGCAAACGGTGGATACATTAATAGACCTCATCTTGGTTTAGTCGGTGAAGCTGGTCCAGAAATGATTATTCCATTATCTCCAAATAGAAGAGATCGAGCAATGGATTTGTACAATCAAACGGGAAAAATGCTGGGTGTTCGTCCATATGCAAATGGAGGTCAAGTTGGCGTTTCGGTGAAAACTCCTGACTCTCAAAGGCTTCAGGCTTCTGTCAATGTTGACTCTGTTTCTGTTCATGGAATGGACAAAGAAGCTAAATTGTACGGTGAATCATTCACCAATGCAGTTGCTACAGGAATAAACGGCAACGTTGTTCCTATCAGCACTTGGAAGAAAAATAATATAGAAACCCCAATGCAAGGCGTGATTAAACAAGCTGTTGGCTATGGCGCTAACACCGTCACGTCATTTTCTGCTGGTCAAAATGCGACACCAACCAATACAACAGCTTATCTAAACAGACAGGTGAAAACTCCTTTTAAAGTAATAGAAGGTGGAGCTTCGCAATGGGGAACAGGTACAGTTGCTGGGTTTAGAGCTGGTCAAAATGCAACACAAACTGGAACAAAACCCTATTTAATCACTAATGTTCATACTCCTTTTAATGAAACAAAAGCAAAAGGAAGTAGTTGGGGCTCAGGTACAGCAGCTGAATTTATATCTGGCATAAGGTCAAAAGGCGGACAAGTTAGAGAAGCTGCAAAGTATTTAGCCAAACAAGTAGAAAGAACATTTAAACAAGAGTTAGGTATCCATTCTCCTTCAAGGGTTATGGAAAGACTAGGTGAATTTACTTCCCTTGGTATTGTAAAAGGGCTAGGAGCTGTTGACGTCAAGAAGTTTGCCGAAAAACAGGCAGGATCTCTTGCTGCGGCATTTGCTGGAATGGGGTCTATTGGTGGAAACATTAGTGAGTGGATTCAAGCAGCTATGATGATTACAGGTGTTCCGTCGTCTTGGCTTGCACCATTAAGCGTTATCGCCAAGAAGGAATCTGGTGGTAATCCAAAGGCGCAAAATAACTGGGATATTAATGCAAAGCGCGGTATACCTTCGAAGGGCCTTATGCAAACAATAGGACCAACCTTCAACGCGTTTAAGGGGAAAGGATTAAACGATATTTTTAACCCTGTCCATAACGCTGTAGCTGCAATAAACTACATTAAAAGCAGATACGGTAACGTATTTAATGTTCCTGGGATAAAATCTATGGCTTCCGGTGGTGCTTATCGTGGTTATTGGAAAGGAACAAAAGGACCTTTGAGAAGTGCAGAAACAGCTTGGGTAGGTGAACGTGGTCCTGAGCTTGTTAATTTACCAAGAGGTTCAGAAGTTCTATCGCATAGAGAAAGCAAACGAGTGGCATCTAATCAAGTATCAGCTGCTATTGGAACAAGAAGTAAAAATTCCACGTCAGCTGGTAGAATTCGGGATATCATTATTCAAATTACTGGTGACAATCATTTTAATGGTGATTCCGACATGGATAAATTAACAAGTAAAGTTAAACGAGTCATCGAGGAATTACTTGATGAAGAATACAATGAGGGGGGAGAACTGGTAGTTTATGACTAAAAGTATTTATGAAATATGGATATCAACAGCTGATAATAAGGATAGGTTAAGATTACCAGTACTTCCGTCATCTCTTTCTTTATCTATTGGAAATAAAAATGAAGCCATTGATATATCTAATTTAGGTGAGGTAACTGTCATTCAGGATCCTGCGCCTAAAAAGATTCAATTGTCATCATTTTTTCCTAAGCACCAAACACCAATAGTAGAATATAACATCTTCCCAACTCCTTGGGAAAACGTTCAAACAATTGATAGATGGCAAAAGTCAAAGAAACCACTTCGTTTAGTAGTGACCAAGACGAAAATTAACGTTCCGGTATCTATTGAAAACTTTAATTACCGAGAAGAAGGCGGATCGGTCGAGGACATCTATTATGATCTTACTTTAAAAGAATATAAGTTTGTATCTGTTCGAAAAATTAAAGTCAAAGTACCGAAGAAGCCAAAAAGACCTAATCCAAGGCCTAAACCAAGAAGCCATACTGTTAGGCGTGGAGATACCTTGTGGGATTTATCTAGAAAATATTATGGTAACAGCCTAAAGTGGCGAAAGATATGGAATGCTAATAAATCCATGATGGTGAAACGGGATAAAAGGAACCTTAGACAACCAGGCCACTGGATTTATCCCGGCCAACGGCTACGCATTCCTTGATAAATCCTTGTAAAGAAGGTGTTTATGTTGTGATTGAACTATTTTTAGTGAAAACAGGGGAAATGGTAGAAATACCTACTCAATCCATTACGTGGTCTGGTCAAAGGTATAAAGCAGCAAGAAAAATAATGGCCAGCATTCTTTATACAGATAAAGGCGGTTTACAATATACAGAAATTGAAGAAGGAAATACGGTTCTTTTTAAATGGAAAGGAAAAGAATTATTTCGAGGAACTGTTTTTAGCAAGAACAAATCCAAAAGTGGACTATTAAATTTAGTGGCATATGATATGTTGCAGTATTTACTGGTTAATAAAGATGTGTATGTATTCAATAATCGACGTGCAGATCAAATTATTAGCCGTATTTGTCGCGACTTTCAAATACCATATCGTGTGGTTTCAAATACAGGAGTAGTTTTAAACGAGGTTCATACAAATGAAACGACATTGTATGATATTGCTTTAAGAGCTTTAGTTAATACTGAAAAGCAAAGCGGAAAACGGTATAATCTCTATTCCGAGAAAGGAAAACTTATACTAAGTGAACAAAAAATTTCTAGTAATCAATGGGTATTGGAAACAGGGGTAAACTTAATTGATTATAATTATGCTACTTCTATTGAGGAAACAGCTACCCAAGTTAAATTGGTTAGTGGAGATGATAATAGAACTATTTCCGTGACTGTATCAGATAAAAGTGGTCGTAAAAAATTTGGGGTGCTGCAGCATTTTGAAAGAGTTACGGACAAAATCAATCGAGCGCAGTTAAATACTCGAGCCGGTAGCCTTCTTAATGAGAAAAAGGGTATTCAAAAGAATCTAGAAGTTACTGCAATAGGAATACCTGAAATAATCAGTGGACAGCCAATTTATGTAGTAGAAAATGAAATAGGTGTGAAGGGTACTCGTTTTGTTGATACTGACACACATTATTTTAAAGGTGATTATCACGATATGAAATTGAAATTAATTCAAAGAAATACAAGGGCGGTATTGTGATGAGTATAGGGCAAACGATTAAAAAGATGGCAAAAGAAGCTGTAGATGCAAGTAAACCATTGCAATTCGTTGAAGGTGTTATTCATTCTACATCACCAGTTCAATTACGTTTGAAGCAAAATGATAAATTAATTATTCCTAGCGATTTTATTCATGTCGCTCGACATCTAACCCAGCATACAAGAACTGCAACAATATCGACAGGAAGTGTAGGAGAAAAAATGACCTTAGCGGGAGATCCTGAACATGCGCACAACATTCATTCAGTTACACTTAACCATGCAACGATTCAGTTCTCCAATGCTTTGCAAACAGGTGATAAGGTGATGGTTGCTGTTATTCAAGGAGGGCAATCATTTTTTATTATTGATAAATTCTAGGTGGTGAAAAAATGCTGTCACCAGAACTTGATTTTGAAGATTTTACAGAAGATGAATTGAAAGAGGAGACATCACGTACTTATCGTATTGATTTTGAAAAAGGGGAAGTAACGAATGAAATAATATATGGATTAGAAGCTATACAACAATACATTTATATGGCCTTACGTACTCCTAGATTTGCACACTCTATCTATTCAGATGAGATTGGTTCAGAAATAGATGAATTGCTATCAGATAAAGAAGTCAGCGTTGATTTCATTGAAATGGAGATTCCTAGACTTGTAGAAGAAGCGCTCATCTATGATGAACGAATAAATAGTGTTGGAGATTTTGAACTAAAAAGAATCGGAGAAGGAATACATGTTAAATTTACAGTTACCTCCATCGATGGAGAAATAGAAGTAGAGGAGGTGCTTTAGTTTGGAAGAAGAACAAAGCTATGAAGCTATACTAGAGCGCATGCTTGAACGTGTTCCTGCTGATATAGATAAGCGCGAAAATAGTGTGATATGGAATGCTCTTGCTCCTGCAGCAGCTGAACTTGCGATGAGTTATATTTGGATGAATCAAATACCAACTTTAGCATTTTTAGATACTGCAGAAGGAGAATATCTCGAAAGACGTACAGCGGAATTTGGGATTAATAGAAAGCGAGCAACAGCAGCAGTAAAAAGAGGGTTCTTCTATGGAGAAAACGACACGCCTTTTGAAATACCAATAGGAAGTCGTTTTTTTATTGATGATTTGCACTATATGGCAACAGAAAGGATATCTGCAGGGCAATTTTCATTAACTTGTGAAGAATTGGGAGTGAAAGGAAACCTACCGAGTGGTGCTCTTTTATCATTAAACACTATTCCTGGGTTAGAGCGTGCCATCATGACAGACATCATTGCAGCTGGTGAAGATGAAGAATCCGATGAATCATTAAGAACGCGTCATTATCAAATGGTTAATGAACCTGCATTTGGTGGGAATATAGCTGATTACCGTCATAAAATTAATTCAATAACAGGAGTCGGTGGAACGAAAGTTTTCCCTACTTGGAATGGTGGTGGTACAGTAAAATGCGTGTTTATTGGTGCAGATTACTTAAAGCCATCAAAAGAACTGGTCTCATCTATTCAGGAAACTATGGATCCAGAAGTAAATAAAGGACAAGGAATAGGTGTTGCTCCAATTGGGCATGTAGTGACCATTGAGGCAGTAGAAGAGACTCCAATAGAAATTCAAGCTTCTTTGGCGCTAGAACGTGGTGTGTCAGTGCGAAGTGTAGAAGATAACATCAAAGAAATTTGCGAGAAATATATGAATGATTTACGAAAAACATGGGAGAATGAACCAAATTTAGTAGTTAGGACAAGCCAAATTGAAGCAAGAATATTAAATGTATCAGGTGTGCTAGATGTTTCAGATACACTTTTAAATGGACAGGATGCGAATATTGAGATTGTATCTGTGAATATTCCAATGCTAGAAGGGGTGTTTCTATATGAATCGACTTCTTAGCCGTCTTCCTGATCTATTACATGGTATTCGAGAGTTCCAGGCATTAACTGAAACAGAAAAATTTGAGTTTAATCAACTAGCTGAGAACATAGATAAAACATTAGATGATCAGTTTATTGAGACAGCTACATTAAAAGCCATTGAGCGTCGGGAGAAAATGCTTAACATTATTGCGGACCCATCTACCGAATCATTAGAGAATAGAAGAATAAGAATATTGAATCGCTATCAAACAAAGCCACCATTTACAAAACGCTATTTACAGCAACAATTAGATACTTTACTTGGAGTCGGAAGGTCGCATGTAACCGTTAATCCAGAGGAGTTTATTTTAACTGTAACAACTAGCATTGACGATGCTTTTCTGTTTCGGGAAATGGAGTATACGATAAATACCGTTAAACCAGCTAATATACTTTATCAACAAGAAACTTCAATTATAGAACTGTTATTAATAAAAGAAACAGGTAAAAAACAAGTTTTAACTCGAAATACAAGGCTTGGAACAACATGGAAATTAGGCAGTACCCCATGGGCTGATAGGGAAAATGAGGTGGTCATTTTTGATTAAGCAACCTTTTATAAACGATGTAGCAAGATATATTGAACAACAAATAACAAGTGTCAGACTAAATAACTCGTATATAATCAATAGTTTTGTTGTTAAAGAAGTACAGGGCTGTTGTGTATCCATGGAAATATTAGTGAAACATGGAAGTATTGACACGATTACGATAATTGATCTTTTGAATGAAGATGGTGAAGTTATAAGTACAAATGACGTAGTTGTACCGATTACTTCAGATACCGTCATACTACAATCATTTGAAGTGAGGGAGGGGTAGAATTGGTTTTTGACAAAAAGTCATGGGAATTTGATGATGTTGTTACTGAGGATGATGCAAATCGATGGGAAAGCGGTATTGATGATGCACATAAAACAATAGGAGAGCACGCTGACAACAAAGAAAACCCACATGGGGTAACGAAGAATCAAGTAGGACTTGGGAATGTTGATAATTATGGAACATCTACTCAGTCACAAGCAGAAACTGGTAGCCATAATCACAGTTTCATGACACCATTACGTACAAAACAAGCTATTGACAAGCTAGCTCCTACTCCTTCAAAAGCAGATATAGGACTTGGAGATGTTGATAATATAAAACAAGCATCGAAAGTTGAATTTGATTCTCATGTCAACAATACTAGTAATCCTCACAATGTAACCAAAGAACAAGTAGGCTTAAGCAATGTTGATAACGTAAAGCAAATGCCATTGAGGACGACAAGATTTAATGGCGTAGATTTAAATAATTTTAAAGACCCTGGCGTATATGCTCTTGGAGAAAATATTGAAAACTCTCCTTCTAGATATTGCACTTTAACCGTTTTTACTTCTTATTCTGATAGGATAGTACAAATGATAACTGATGCGGGAGGTAACGAAATATTTTATAGATCTTGGAAGTCTACTGTTTGGTCCAATTGGCTTACAATTGCTTCGACTGACAAAGTGACGAGTGAATTTATAAATATTATTGAATATAGAGATGGCTCCATACCTCCAAATATGTATCCTAAAGGAATTACTATTTTTGAGTTTTCAGATGGATTAAATAATGGATTCCCTGTTGGTTATGGTACAGTAACAACAATAAAGAATCACAATACTAGGGCTTTCCAAATATGCCATGGAAAAGATATTGGTTTATATACTAGAGGTGTAGATACTCAAGGAGATAGATTTTTAGATTGGGTAAAGATAGAAACAGAAAGAGGTTCTGAAATAAAAATAGACGCATTGCAAGTATGGATAGAAAGTTTTGGTATAGGCTCTAATGCTCGATCTGCAAATTTTGATACTGTTAATAAAACAGGATTTTATGGTTTTACAGGTGGAACAAAGCCATTTAGTACAGGCAAGGCATTTTATGGTTATCACTTTCAAAGAAGTAGTGATTATGCTTCACAATTTGCGATAACTAGTGATGGATATAGAGCTTTCTATAGGGGGAAAACAACTAGTGGTTGGAATAAATGGCATGAGATTGTTACCAAAGAAGGACTGCAAGAAATTGAGTATGAATTAGAAGAAGCAAATACGATCATAAATGGTGGCTTGAAACTATCCGATGGGATTTTTGAAGGTGGGCTTGAGCCATCTTTTGCAACAGCTAATTATATAGGTTTATCAAGTGGAAATGCGATTATAGGTGGTCTCCCTTATTATTACGAAGAAAATAATATTAGTCACGATGTATCAGGAGTAAGAGATGGCAAAATGTATAGATATGTTGTCCAGTTGGATTTGATGACAGGCAATATTAAGGTAGTGAAAAAAGAAGAACACGGCAAATACCCTCCCCTAATTAGGAATACGGAGGTATATGAATTGTCAATAGCTACTGTTGAGTCGGATCCGGATCGATATATGGCATACAAAATCACAGACACAAGACAGGATGAAACTGTGTGCGGATTTGTAAAACCATTAAATAAAAATTCACCAGTAGCACCGCAGGAATAATGTTTGATGAGGGGGTGTAAACATGGCTCAAAATAAGTTAACGCCTATACGAATACTATCACAATACTTAAATTTGCTAGGAGAAATCGATAACTATGAATCTTTGCAATATCCACGCTCTTTCCATTCGTTTGTTAGTAGAGAACAGGGAACTAGATCTGGAACGATATAAATTATATGCTGACAAAATAAGGAATTGGTTAAACGAGGATTTGTCTCCAACAGTAAGAGAGGGGTTAAAGTACAAATTGGATTCTTTAGAAAGTCTAAAGGAAGAAATCGATAGCGAAATAAATAATTTAAAGATGGATATTGAATAGGGTGAATTTATCTTAAACAAGTTAAGTGAATAATTTTATAAAATCTCAAAGCATCTCAAACGAGGTGCTTTTTTATGTCTTATGCAGGGAGGTAAACATGACAGTAGAACTTGGCATTGTAGTAGCTATTTTAGGGCTTGTGGTAAGTTATTTAGGCTATCAGCTAAACAAGTCCAAATCAATTAAAACTGATACAAGAGATACTGCAGAAGTTCGTTCAGAACTTGGGTATATACGCAAAGGAGTTGATGATATAAGAATAGATTTAAAAGCCAACGAGAAAAACATTGCTCATTTATCAGAAAGAGTTACCAGAGTAGAAGAAAGTAGCAAGCAGGCTCATAAAAGAATTGACAATATGGAGAGTTAAGCGTCTAGTCCAAACGGGCAAGTCGTTTTTTTAATATTTTATACCAAGGAGGATTTTTCTATGAAAATCAATTGGAAAGTAAGATTACAAAAAAAATCATTTTGGATTGCGTTAGTATCTGCAGTTATTCTATTGGCTCAAATTGTGGGTGAGTGGTTTGGTTATACTCTTGCTGCAGACTTAATTAACGCAGAAGCAACCAAGTTTATTAATGCTGTATTTGGCGTGTTGGTTATTTTAGGTATTGTAAATGATCCTACTACCAAAGGATTAAGCGATAGTAAGCAAGCTAGGCACTACAAAAAGCCTAGAGACGATGCTTAATAAGGTAAACAAACGTTGATTAAGGCGCTCATACGGGTGCCTTTTTTATATTACAGAAAATAAAAGGAGAGGTTTAATAATGGCAAAAGTAGCTATTGACGCAGGACATGGAATGCATACACCGGGGAAAAGAAGCCCAGCTGACGAAAGAGAATGGTCATTTAATAATAAAGTAGTAACTGCAGCTGTAAGATATTTAAAAGAATAT